GCCACAGCCTGACCATGCCACCGCCACCGTTGCCGCCGGCGCTCGACCCGCTGTCGGCGCCGGCACCACCGCCACCGCCGCCGCCAGGGAACGCGCCGTTGGCACCGTTCGTTGCGGCGGTCGAGGCCCCGGTGATGTACGCGCCACCGCCACCACCGTCGCCGGATCCTCTCGCGCCCTCGACGGCAGCCACGCCGGCGGTTGTCGCGCCTGCCGGTCCAGCGGCCGTGGCGTTTCCGGTGGTGGCAGCGGCCTTTCGCAGCGCGAATCCAAGGCCACCACTCCCTCCAGCGCGTGCGGGGGTGGTGGTCCCAGCCGCAGCCCCGCCGCCACCACCTCCTCCACCTGGATGAAACGACCCGCCTGGCGCGTTGACGCCATTCGCCGATCCTCCGCTGCCGGCGCCGCCTTGCCTTCCAGCAGGCGGGCCGTTTCCCAGGATGTTGCCGAACCCGTCGCCGGAATATGTAAAACCGGAAGTCGCCGAGACGGTGTTTGCGCCGGCGCCTCCGTTGGCTCCGGCGGCAAACAACCTGTCGCAAAAAGACGCAGCACTCCCAGGTGTCCCGTTGGAGGCGGCGCCGGTTGTTGATCCACCGGCGCCGCCGGCCGGCACGACTATGCGACCGGAATCCGGGATCTGAGAGCCGACGAGCCAGCCGAAGCGAAACTCACCAGCAGCACCACCAGCGCCGCCGCGGCGGTTGGCGGCCGTGGTCGTGACTTCACCGCTGCCACCACCGCCGGCACTGCCGCAAAGCTCGTAGTAGAGCAGCACGAGGCCGGAGGGCCGAATCCATTCGTAGACGCCAGGGTCGTCGAAAAACTGCTCGCGCAGTTGACCCATCAACCCAGGCGGCCAGCCGAGCATGTCGTTCATGCGGCGTCTCCGCAGAATGCCTGCACGTCGAATGATTCGGCGTTGTGAGTCGACGCCACCAGCGTGATGCTCGACGACGCCAGCACGAGGTCATAGACAGGGAACTCGGTCCGGAACGCAGCAGTCGAAGCGCCGACGGTGATTGCCGTCACCGGAACCTCTCGGTATGCCCGGTAGTTGGTGCCGTCGTAGGTGAAGATCCGCACCATTCCTGCCGTTGTGGTCCCCAACGCTTGGATGACGATCCGATTGACCATCCTGCCGCCAGTAACACCCGTCGCAAACGTGCCGACGGTGCCGGTACCGTCGCGGTTGGTGTTCGCGGTGGAGATGCGCGCCGACTGCGGCGCGACAGGCTTTGTGAAAAACTCTGCGTTCGCGGCCATCTGTCACCTCATCGGAAAGAGCGCCACTGGAGATAGGCGAGAGCGCCGGACTGCGCCGCAGTCAGTGACGCGGCCGACGACTCCGCGACGGCAGTATCAAAAGACGCAAAGTACTCCTCGCGGCTGATCGGCACGGCAGCACCGCTGGCGAGCATGGCCGACAGCTCTGGGAGAATTGCCGTGTACACAGAGGTCGCTTCGTCGACGGCAAGGACGATGCGGTACTCCTGGTCTTTTGGCGCTGAGGATGCAGCGGCAATGCAGGTGGCTGGGGCCGACAGCGAGAGCCGGGTGTCGCCTGCCGCTCGCATGGTTTCGTAGGTCGACGACGAGTTGGCCGAGAACCGGTAGTAGTTCACTGGACCCATCCATTCGTCTGGGCGTACGTCTGCCAGGCGGCGCGTTCGTCCGCGGAGATGACGCGAGAGTAGATGGCCAGCAGACCAACAGGTCCGCACCAATGGCGGTGGACTGTTCCAGACGGGCTGCCCCACACTGCGCCCAGGCGGGAGTCCGTTCCGGCGGTGTCGGTGGCCTTGATGGTGGATGTCGAGGTGGTGACCAATGAGTTGTTGTCGTACAGCGTCACGGTTCCGCTCGACTTGGTGGCCAAGAGAACCCGAGGTGTGCTGAGCTTCAGCAGGCCGCCAGCGTTGTACCCAGCAGTGCCTGCGCCATCCGCCCCAACCAACAGCGGGCCGTCGACGTTGTGGTCGTTGGCCTGGATGCGGATGGCGTCCTTGGTGTTGGACGAAGACACGACCTGGAGGAGGGTCGAGTAAATCTGCCAAGACATCGGCTGCCGAGCCGCAATAGCCACCACGGTGCACGTGGCAAGGTCCAGGCGGGGCAGGATCAGCGAGTCGTCGATCCCGTCAAAGACCACGGCCGGGCGGCCGTTCATGCCAGTCGCCAAGCACGTGGGCTGGGAGTTCCTGGCGTTCTGGGTGGCGCTGCGGCTGTTGCCCGACTTGTCAGGCCAAGACGACACCAGCGATCCGGCGGCCAGAGAATTGGCGTCCAGCAGCAGCTCCAGGCCGAGCTGAGGGACGTTGGACGCGAACGGGCGGCGCAGCACTAGACAACCCTCCACCTCGACGCGGTCGACGAGTATTCGACGGTGACACGCCCGCCGTTTGGAGGAGCAACCGAGTTGGCCTTCCAGGTGCTGAAGAACCGGTTTGCCGCGTCGCTGGAGCTTGACTCGTGAGCGAACGTGATCGTCCCGCCTCCGTCGGCGTTCTCGTTGACGATGGTCACCACAGCGCCGTCCACGTACCCCGTGGCCGACAAGCCGGTAATAGTGATGTTTCCGGTGGAGGTGACGCGAATGACGGTGCCACGACCAGGCGCCCAGTTGTTCTGGCTCGTGGTCAAGCCTGACGCCGTGACCACCACCGGCCGCACCTCGTCGGACCCGCCAATCTCGTGGCTTGCCTTGTGCCCCGTCGGCGTGCGGCTGTCGGACAGGCGGGAGTCATTCCCCTGGCAAAACTGCCCGGCCGAAGTGCCGAACGCCCCCACGGTCAGCACGCCGCTGGTCGTGGTGATGATCGGCAGCCCAGATGTCGAGCCAATGGCACCGGCGTTCGTGATGTTGCCGTGCGCGTGCGAAGAGGCCGCAGCCCCGATGTCCGACGGCGACAAGGCGTCCCCGCCACCAGTGGCGTGGCTGGACTTGTGGGCGGTGGGGGTGCGGCTGTCGGAGAGCCGCGAGTCGCTTGTCACCACAACCGTGGCCGGCAGCAGGGATGCGGACAGCGTGCCGGTGGCGAGCTGGCTGGCGTTGGTGACCAGGGCCACGATGGACGAGACGGTGACCTTGTACGTGCCGGCGCCCGCGGCGTCCTCGGCGGGGAGGACCCACGTGGTGGCTACCGTTCCGCTTGGGAGGCCAGAAATCTGGACGTCAGCCATGTCACTTCCTCGCTGTCAGCACGTTCCCGCCCTGGGCGATAAGCCGGTTGCTGTTCGCCGCGATAAGCGTGAACAGGCTCTTGGCGGCGCCGCCGTCGCTGGTTCCAGGTCGCAGGGTAGATTGGGACATGTCACGCCTTGGAGCAAAGCCGCAAGACCGCCGTGCCGGCGTTGGTCACAGGGACGATGTACCGGGCGGCATACAGGGCCGACGGCAACTCATAGGCGTTGCCTGCCGCGATGGCCGTGGTTACGGCGTTGCCTGCCGAATTGGTTAGCGGCACCGGGGTGTCGTCGCCGCCGTAGCACACGTACCACGTGATCGAGGTGGCGCTGGCTGCGGAGATGACAAACACGATGGCGCCAGCCATGGTCCCAAACGCCTGCCGGGGCGATGTGGACGCCGAGTTGGTGGCGGTGAAGTTGGTGCCGTCGAGGAACTGGCGGGAAATCTCATTCGGCATGTCAGCGGCCCTTGACCCGGTATGCGTGCTTCTCGATGACCTTTTCCCGCAGTTCTGCGGTCTTCGCTCGCGGGTCGGCACGCTTCAGGCGGCGCACCTCGTCGCGGACGATGCTCTCACTAATGAGTGTCCGTTTCGGCGGCTCCGGGCCCGGGTCGTAGTTCACGGCCCCAGTCACCATTTTCCGCCGTTTCCTGGCCACCTTGAGGATGTCGTCGTTGCTCGACACCCATGCCTCGGGGTCCCGATGGCCACGGTGGTCGGCCAGGCCGCCGCAGTAGTACTTGCCCTCAATGGAAATCCCGGCCTTCCGAGCCTCCTTGGCGACCCACTCAGCCTGCATCTTGGGCATGTCGTCGAGTTGCTGGTTGTTGTGCCTCCCCTCCATGAAGGCACGGTCAGACCCCTTGGTTCCCGGAGGCTGCTGGAGGGCCACCATGACGGCGAACCGCTCCCCGCCACCGCTGGCGAGGGCACGCTTGTAGGTGGCAATGGCGTTGGCGCCGGCTGCGATGACCTCACTGGGGAGGCTGTGGCTGTGCACCTGGTGGCTCCTGCGGGGGTTGCGGGGGCGGCGGGGGGACCACGTACCGGGTGACGTCGATCTGCATGGCGTCGCCCCAGTCTTCCATGAGGGCATTGAACAGCCCGGGGTTGCCGGCCTGCATGAGCCCCTGGGCAACCGGCATGAGGACCTGCATCGACTGGTTGACCTGCTCGACGCGGGTGGCGATGTTGGGCTTGCGTGCCGAGCCAGCCTCGATGCGGTAGTCGTACTCTCGCACGATCTGCTCGGGGTCCTGGCTTTGCACGTGCATCTGCCAAGCCTGTGCGGCCATGGGACCCATGAGCGGACCGATGTCCTGTGGGGCGATGAACCACCGGGCCATCAACGCCTCCTTGCGGGCGCACTCCGACAGCGAGTCCTCCAGGATGTTGGCGTAGTCGTCCGGCCGCACGCTGATCTGCTCGGCCTTGACCTGCGCCTCGGCGGCACTGCGGAACTGGTTGCGCGTCATGCCGTACACCAGCTCGGTCAGACCAACGCGGCGGTCGAACAGAGCCGTCACCTCGTTGATGATGTTCCACATGTCCATGGTCACGCCAGGCATGTTGAACACCGAGATGACGTCGTTCACCGACCGCCCCACGGCCTCGGAGATTTCCACGACGTTGAACCCAGACTCGTCCTGGGCCAGCATCTTCTCCTTGAGGCTGGGGTCAGCAGCCTTGGCCACGCCGACAATGGTCCTGGCAGAAATGGCGATCTTGGTCGCCAAGAACGACATGGCCCAGTTGATGAACCGCAGCTCCCCGATCCCTGGGCGGATCATGGAAACGGGGTACGAATACCCAGGCTTCCAGTGCAGCGAGTACAGCGTGAACGGCCAGCCACGCGGCTCGACCCAGAACGGCACAGGCCACTGAGCGGCGAGGAACACACCCTGCGGAACACCGGTCTCGTCCGGCTCCTCTTGGAGCAGTTCGGGCGAGATGTTCAGCGGGTGGTCCACGCCCTCGGCCACAACGATGTAGCAGTTCTGCCCGATGGAGTCGAACACGCCACGCAGGGCCGGCGAAGCGTCCTTGAGGCGGTCGCCGAACCCGGTCTTGCTGTAGATTTCCCAGTAGGCCACCAGGTCGTTGGTCTTGCCCATGTCGCGGGCCGTGTCGTAGCCACGCTCGTTCTCGCGGGACCGGGACGAGTAGCTGGCCAGGTGGCCCTTGAAGGATTCACGCGGCAGGCCAAACTTGGCGCTCACCTCGTCAATGGGCTGAATCCGTCGGCGGGCGGCCCAGCGGATGTCCTTGAAGTCGTCGGCGTCCGGGTCCCAGACGAGGTTGTCGAACGAATCGTAGAAGCTGCCGGCGATCTTGATGTCGCTCCCCGGCGGGGAGTACAGCTCGTGCCACCAGACACCGACGCCCTTGATGAACGCCTCCTCGACCACTCGGCGGTTGTCGGTGATGGCACCCAGCTCGACAGGCGTGTAGTTCAGGTAGTGCTCCAGCAGCTTGGAGACCAGGGAGCGACGCTTGTAGTGCATCTCCTGCTGCTGCGTCATCTGCTGGTACATCATCATGCCAGGGTCCGGCATCATCACCGGCTGACCGTCCGGCCCGACGACAGGTCCACTCGGCCCCATCTGTGGCGTTGGCGGCTGTGGAAAGATGCCCAGCATGTCAGGCTCGATGACTGGAAACTTGCGAGGCGTGACCGAACGCACCGGGTTGCGGTGATGGATCACAGCCGCGAACAGGCGGACCGCCTCCCAGACCCGGTTGACGACCATCCGGAAGGGGGGTGGAGAGATCCCCTTGTTGTACCCCCGGACGCCGCGTGCGTACTCCCCCTCCCACATGAAGTTCGGGTCGCCGCAAAAGAAGTTCATTGCCTCTTTGGCGTCGTCGTCGAACGGCTTCTTGTGCTCCTTGGCCTTCTTGATGAGGCCGAGCCAAGAGGTCGTGATCGAGCGCAGGGGGTTGTCTTCCATAGGGGGCTCCTATGAGGGAGTGCCCTATTTCCCTCGGCGTCCCTCCAGTTCGGCCACACGCTTCTCCAGCGCAGCCAGCTTTTCCGCCAGCCCGGCGTGCCGGGTGTTGGCGTGCGCCCACATCCCCGCCCGCGCCCAGTCCGGGAACTCCTTGAGCCCTGGGTCGGTCTTGTGGTGGATGGAGAACCGCTCCACCCCGCCGCCGCCAGCGGACACGACCCACAGGGTCAGGCAGTTGGTGCCGACCTTGGTGACCATGGCGGGGTACGGCGACGAGTTTTCGTGCGGGTAGTACAGCACCCACTCGGCAACCTCGACCGACGGCATCGTGTAGTTCTCGGGCATCTCAACCTCCTTGTGGTCCCAGGATGACAGCTCCACCGCCCTCTTGCTTGCGTCGAGCCAGACGCTCAAGGTATCGCTTCCACGCTCCGGTGACTGGCGGCTCTTTCTTGGGTGGTGCGTGGTACTTCGGCTCGTTGGCACACAGGTACTCAAGCACCTGGCAGGCGTGGACTTCACCTCGGGTCTGCGGCTCGTCGGTGATGTACACCCGTCCATTGAGCATAGTAGTCTTCTTGCGGTACCTCCGCAACTCGTTGTACAGGTTGGGGCAGGCCCCCTCCCAGAACTTGAGTCGCACAGACCCGTCGCCGCGAACATGGAGCATCTGGCGAACCATGGCAGTTCGGGCCTGGATATCATCCGACCCGGGCATGAACCCATGACCGGTCAGCCGGCTCTTGATCCCACGCTTCTGTAACTCGGCCGAGTACAGCTCATGCGGCAGTCGGCCGGACCCCAGGTCGCGGAGCATGCCGCCGTGCATGTCGAGGATGAAGGAGTAGAATGTCTGGTCCTTGACCTTCTCGGCAAACGCTTCCCCAAAGATCAGTGCGTTGCACTGGCGGATGTACAGCTCGTCATAGATGAGCATGAACTTGTCGTCCGGCGGGACGGCAGCGAACAGGCAAGCCATCACCGCATGCCCGGGGTCGATGCCCACGTACCGCGTCCAGTCGTCGGGGATCATCGGCAGGTCGGCACGCTTGACCTCGTGAATCGACGTATTGAACGTCGGGTACATGAGGTTGCTGTCGGTGGTGAACTCGCCCTCGGCTCGCATCCGGACCTCGTCCGTACCCTGGGCCGACCACCGCTCAATGTTCTTCTTCTTCTCCTCGCCGTCGATGTGGGCGTTGTCGAGGAACCGGAGGCGGAACCGCTTGATGATGGCGTTGGGGTCGTCCTCAGATTTCTCTGCGCGCTCGCACAGCCCAAGGAGGGCGTCGTTCTTGGAGTGCGGCATGGCTGACCACACAAACCGCCCCTTGCGGTCCGCGAGGCGGGCCTGCATTTCCCCGACGAAACGCTCGTTGTTGATGTCCTCGTCGATATGGACCAGGTCGGCCTGGAAGCCCTGCGGAGGCTCGCCCTCGGAGGAGAAGCAAAAGATCCGCCAGCCGTTCACCAGCTCCACGGTGTTGAGGTACCCGGCGTTCTTTTGGACCCAGGACATCTCCTTGATGAACCGCTGCGGGATCAAGGGCGGGGCTTCCTTCGCCTCCTTGATCCGGTGGGCGTCCGAGTCCGGGCGGTACGCCCGCCACTTCTTGGTCACCTCGTCGCGGATGATCTTGAACGCCCCGGCGCGGAACAGCATCGGGTACACCACCAAGCCGATGTGCGGCCAGTTCCGCCCGATGATCGCCAGATTGCCGTTCTCCTTGGGGTACTTCCCGTATGGGTCCTGGCCGGTCACCGCGCGGGCGTCCTCAATGAACGTGCACAGCGACTTGCCGGACCGGTTGCCGCCAATGACGATCCGCTCGGACGCGAGGCTCTTGTGGAACTCCTCCTGGAGCGGCATGGGTTCGTAGAGCCGCAGTGACTCGATGCGGCGAGAGGCGATCTCGGCCTGGACCTCGCGGATCTGATCCAGCTCGTGCTGGGTGACCCCGGGCACGAGAGGCTTTGGCGAGTCAGGAGGCGGGGGTGGCGGGATCGGCGGATGCCTTTTCACCGTGCGTCACCTCCAGGGCGGGAATGATCCTTGCGGCGGCCATGAGCCTGGTCCGCAGCTCGTCCTCAAGCTCGTCGTCGTCCCACAAAGCCAACGGCTTCTTGGCGCCACCAAGAGCAGTGTTGGCGGTGACCAGCTTGCCGACCGAGTCGAGCATCTTGGTGCGGAACGCCCCTCCCGGTGGAGCGTCGTAGAACTGCTTCATCCAGGCGTTGGCGAACCCACGCACCCCGCCGAAGTACTCCATGAGCACTTCCAGCAGCTCGGATGAATGGGGGATGTGCGCCCCGCCGATGGTCGCCGCATCGGTGAACAGTCTCACCGCTCCTCGCTCGATCTTCTCCAGGCGAGCATTGGCCTTGCGCTTCCGGCCGAGCGTGGCTGCCTTGTTGCGGCACCGCTTGCATTTGGAGTGCAGGCCGTCCTTGCTCTTGTGGAAGTTGGACTCGTTGGCCGGGAAGCTTCGGCCGCAGGCGACGCAAGTCTTGTAATCACTCATCGAGTCGGCACCACCAGACGTTGCCGCACACTTCGGGCACCAGGCCACAGTCGGACACGGCCTTGCGCACGCTCTCCATGCCGTAGTCATGGCCGCCGATAAACCGCGGCTTGACCTCCATCCACGCCTTGATGTCCGCGACCACCGAGTGGTAGTCATGCTCGGCGTCGATGTACACCAGGTCGACGTTTGTCCATCCAAGCGTCTTTGATGCAGTGATGGAATCAGAAGGATAGCTGATGATCTTGACGGGATCGAGCCGCCACTTGGCGGTGTTCCGCATGAACGTCTTGTACGCCTCGTCCGGGTCCTTGACAGCGTCGCAACCGGAGTCGCTCTTGTTCCCCCTCCAGGTGTCGACGCACGCGATCCGCGCCAAGTCGCAGAGCGGGTCCTTGATGTAGTTTGCTTCCACGTGCTTGGCCATGATGATCGCCGAGCGGCCAGCCCACGAGCCGACCTCCACGATCCGCTTCATGCTGGGGAATCGACCAGCAAACGCAGCGTCCAGCATGAGCCGGATGCCATGCTCGTCTGCCAAAGGCAGGTCCATGCCCATGGAGTCGAAGTCCTGCGTTGGTGGCGCGGACCACTGGGCAGGGACCGAGTTGATGGGCTCAGGGAACTTGGCGGCCGGCTGAAGGTCGACGATCTTGACGCCGGCCTCATACCCAGACTCCCACGACTCCTTGAGCTTGGAGCAGATGTTGGCGGCGTCGATGAACGCCGGCTTGCCGACGCACTTCGGCTTCCAGTGTCCGGCCCAGGCGTCCCAGTTGCAGAACACCGGGTTGTACCCCAGCTTCTGCGTGCCCACGAGGGAGAGGTCACGGGTGTTGGTGACATCCTCGGTGGACGCCTTGTCGGCCGCGAAGTGGTCCCGCCACTCGTAGTAGAACCACGGGTGGTCGCCCTGCTTCTTGGGTTCAGTCAGCTCAAAGGCCCGCATGTCGTACATAATGAGGCCGGTCGGCAGGGCGGCGCACTCCTGGATGCCGGCCATCTTCACCGCTGTGTGGCGGTCGTACATCTCCAACTGAAAGTCGGGATTGGGGTGTCCGCTCTGCATGCTGTTCCAGCGGAACACGTACACGCACTCGTGGGGCGGCGGCCCGCAGTACGGCACGCCGATCACGCACGGGCCACGGTGGTAGTTCTTCACCAGGAAGTCGAACGACGACTGGAAAAACTTCTTGGCGTCCGGGCTGGTGCCGAAGTCAACGTCCGGCTTCATGTCGCTGTCGACCATGATGAGAACGTCGATGCCATGCTGGCGAGCCTGGAGCACGGCACGGTTGCGTGTCATGGTGATGGGAGTATCGGATAGCGTCCACATCCGGACGTCCGAGATGCGGTCGTCCGACGCAACGTCAGCCACGAGAGCCGTGGCCCACTCGCGGATGTCGGGCACCTCAGAAGAGATGCCGCCGTTGCCGCCATACGAAAACACGCAGATACCGACCTTGAACTTCTGTTCCATGCGCACCTCGGGGGTTGGTGAACAGGCGTATCGTAGCTCAGCCAAGCAGGCCGAGCAATGGGTTTCTCCATCCGTTGGAGACCATCTGGCCAGCATCCTGCCAGAGCTGGGGGAAGTTGAACTGCGGTGGCTGGCCCCAGGACGGAGGCGGGGCACCCTGGCCCTGGTACACACCTTGGTTGGCCTGGTACCCGGCCATCGTGTCGTTGAGCCGCTGGATGAAGGCATCCCGCTGGGAGTAGTCCGGCATCTGGTTGGCCGACCGCTGCGTGCTGCCGATCCCGCCCCGGTTGCCGCCGGCCTGCGGTCCGTACTGGCTGTAGTCACCACCGCCCCGCTGCCGGGACCGGCCGCCGAGAAACGGGCTGACACCGCCCTGCGACTGTTGCCTTTCGCTATTCCCGAATTGCGAAAATCCGCCGCCAAGGTACGGACTGGGGGGCGGCTGCTGGCCGGATGCCTGCCCGCCGCTCAGGTACGGATTCGGCCCGCCACCGTACGACGGCTGGCTGGTCGGCGCACGGTACTGCATTGGGGAGTTGGGTGCCCCGCCAGCAGACCGAGACCGCAATCCGCCCATGCCGTTGCCAGTCGTCGAGAATCTCATGGCGTGCTCCTTACCTACTCATTGTCCT